GATGTGGTCTCAAAAAAACGCTTTGCGTTTCGTTTTTCTTGAAACTTTTGTGCGTCTTGGTTTTTCTTTGATGCATTGCATGTACTGCATGCGACCTGCATATTTGTTTCGTGATCTTCCCCACCTTTGCTAATAGGTATGATGTGATCTATTTGGTCACCTGGTTGTCCACAGTATTGGCAGGTGTGGTCATCTCGCTTGAGTATGGCTTGGCGCATTTGTTTGTATTTGTAGGTGTAGTTCATTGGGCTTTCCTTAATTTCTTTTTAATGTCTTTGATGTATGTGATTGCTCTTTGTGGATCAACTGAGTCATCTATTGGTGGAACATATTTGTCTGGTATTTGTGTAACTTTAGATTTGTCCGGGTAACGTTCATTAAGAGTTCTATAAGAGTTATGTAGGACAGCAGTGTCCGGGGTATAGGACATAAGTGTCCGGGGTTGCCGGACATCCACGTCCGGTACTACCATTTTGTAAATGTTTGATTGACCATGCCTGTTGATAACTTCTAGGTAGCCTTTGTTGATCAGTTCTACTTGGATGCGTCTTACTTGCCTGTCGCTTATGTTCATGATTCTGGCTATGCGTTCTTGTGATGGCCAGGCTGCGCCCTCTTGATCATTGAAATGGTCAGCCAGTACAACAAGCAGCAGTTTTTCTTGTAGTTCTAAGCCGTCTTGTTCTAATGCCCAACCAACTAATTTTGCGCTCAATCTATGTCCTCGGTGTAAAGTTGTAATTCACATGTTGCACAACCCAATTCTTTATTGTACAACTTGTTGCACTCTTTACAGTAAATGTATGTTGTCATGACTTGAATGCCCAAATCAGTATCAATGTGTATATGCCCAGGAATAGCAATTTTTGTGATGTTGTCATTTCTTACCTGTGACAATCTTGTGACATACGCTGCAATGCTTTTTGTTAAATGTCCAGTTACCACAATTGATGCATCTTTGGATCAGTTTGTCCATTGATGCAATGATTGATTGATGCCTGGCGTTGACTGCAACATAATCTCTGTGTTTCATGCTTGACCCCTGATTATTTTCTTGGCAATTTCTATGTCTTTTTTGTTTTTGAACAAGTCTTTGAATCGGTCTATGTCTTTGGCTATTGATTCTTTGAGGTGTTGTTCAAACTGGTATGATCCTTTGTTCATTGTGCATCCGGATGTTTGTTAAGTACATGCCAACCATAGGTTTTGTGTAATGAGTATTGTGTTGTTCCCCACATGTTCATCCCACAAATGCTGCATTTCAAATTCCAATACTTGAATTTGTTGTTTTGTGCATCTGTTTTGAATGCTCGTTTAAATGACCATCCAACCATGATCATGACAAACAATGTCATGCCTAGTCCTAGCAGTACTGCATGCCCAACTGTTATTGCTGTGTTCAATAAATCTGTAAATGTCATAGTAACCCTGTTTTCCTGGAACATTGTGGCCAAGCGTTCCATCCTTGTTTTTCTTTTAACTTCTTTGCCATAGCAAATTGGGTTTTCCAATGTGCTTCGTGTGGTTTGCCTTTACCCCCAACAAATTCCCATGATGCTTGCGAAAATTGAAACAATCCCATGAACTTGCCTGTTGGTGAGATTGCTTTGGGGTTCAGTGATGATTCGCACATTGCGATTGCTTTCCAATCGGCTGGCAAATCTTTCGGTGTCATTAACGTGTAGTACATCAAAATTCCGGAGAAGTCCATGGATCATCCTCTGCGCCACCGGCAGCAATTAACTCTGCTGTTTCATGGCTCTTTGGTATTCCCTGTTTCCATGCTGTAATGTTATCAACAAGATGGCCTGATTGTATGTCATCCAAAAGGGGCTTTACTTCTTCAAATGTCAGATTCGATTCCGGCACGATCTGCGCATCTTTACGCCTTGATGCAAATTGAACGAAAGCATTTTGTTGACTGGTATCTTTTAAGTGTTTTGCCAATTCGCGTTGTAACCAACCAGACATCTTCGGAGTCGCAATCCGGCGAGGCTTCAAATAAGTAATTGGTTTTTCAACATAAGGCACTGGTGTTGCACCAAGTGTTTCACTTAAATTGGCTTTGACCATTTCTTCTCTTGATGGTCTTAACTCTGGTATAGATTTACCATCTCGCTTTGGTTGATAATTAAAATTGCTCAAGGCTCTACCAATTGCACTGCTCTCGGCATTTTCAAGGGCATTGCGAGCATTAACACCTTTTGCTTCTGTGTGTTCATCAGCAAGTCCTGTTGCTACTTGACGATCACCAACCCAAATAATTGCTTTCACAATGTAATGACCATTTGAATGTGAAATTAGTTCAGTTTCAACTTTGCCATCTTCACTGTGGTCTTTCCAAAAACGATCCAATCTGCTTGCAACTGGTTCATAATCTTCTATGTTGAAGAATCCCATCACTTGCCCCTTTTCATTTCTTTGATTGTTTGTTCTTCGAATCTTCTGTGTCCAGATGGCAGTGTTATTGATTTGATTAATTTTTTGTCTGCCCATCTTTGAATGGTTCTGTTGCTGACCAGGAGTAGATCAGCAACTTCACCGGTACGCAAAAGTTTATTCATGCATTTACTTTTTTAATGTCATAAGATTCTGCACCACAATTTTCACAAGGTGCTGCACAAAAATCTTGATCTGCCCAATCATAAACTCTTGTGTATTTGCATATACGGCATTTGCCTGTTGCAAGTATTTCTGTTGTGTTGAACATTTTGACTCCCTGTGTCATTCGGATCGTTTAACCCGATAAAGCAATCATATGTCCGACATGGCTGACTTGTCAAGTGGGGTCATATAGGCGTGTCTAGCCCCATTCCTTGCCATCAACAATGAATTTGCCTTTTTCGTTAATCGGTACAAGTTGAGGCACAACATGATTGTCTTGTATATACAAAATTGCAAATCCTGCTTGCCAGTTCGCTGCTTTTTCTCGTATGTAGTTTGCACCTGATGATCGTAAGTCCATGAGATGACCCACTTCCATACCCCAGATAGTGTTTAAACGCCCACCAAAGCCCCTAGAAGCCTTTGAGATGCCTTGACGATGGGTATGGCCAATGACGCAGTTTTCGCCCGTTCTAATGGCCAAATTAAGCCCTGTAAGGCCTGCTGTGGTGTAAAGCCTACCCTCATCCCCATGACCCATCAAAACTCCAGGTGCAATGTAATCCATTGAGCGTTGATAAGTTATTCCTAACTTGTTCAATCCCAAAAGATTCTCAATGCGTAACGCTGTGACAGATTCAAAGGCTGGCGCATTCTTGTATATGTATTTCTCAATGCGCTGACTGTGATTACTGCGTTGCAAGATAAATGGCTTTTTCTTTGATCCAAGGGCTTCCCTAAAATCTGCTAAGACATTGTGTGCTGTATTAAAATCTCTTTGCAATGTTCGTTCAAACTCTGCTCGAGTGCCTTTATTAAATGCACCTAACTGTGGGACATCTATTTCATCACCCACACAAGCGAGGCCATCAATCTTTGATTCAAATATGTAATCTTGTAACTTCTCAACATTCCTTTTGTGATGGAATGGAATTTGCAAATCTGGAATTATGACAATGCGCTTAATAGACTCACCTTTTCTTTTTAAGGTCTATTACATCACTCCATATCATATCAGTTTTTGTTTGTAGTTTTGACAAATCAATGCGCATCTCATTTATTTTGTCGGCAAGTGATGATCCACCATTAGGGAACAATGTTTGTTTGATTTTGGTTTGGATCGCTATTAGGCGAATCATCAATACAAGTATAGTTGATGCAAGACTCACAACTGCAACTATTTCGTTAATTGTCATTGCCGTCTGTACCAATTCGGATCGTAATCTGAATCATCATCCCAGTCATCATCTTCTGGTGTTGCGTACTCATAATTGACTGATGCGTAATTAATCATTCCGAATGCTTGGTATTCTGTCATGTCTGGTGATACTTTGACACGCATTCTTTTTTTCTTGCCATTGTAGGTTTCAAGTAGCACAACAAATCCTGTGACTAATTCATTGTCTTTGTGAATGTCATTCATGATGTTAATTAGTGCATCACCAAATACATCTGGTATTTCAACTTTGTTTTCATCAGACATACAAATCAACCCCATTCAATTGTGTTGTCCATCCAAGATACTTGTAACCCCAGGCATCTGTGACGCCTGAATAATAGATTTTGCCTACTGTGTCTTTGACAGGTAGATCAGTAGTCCACACATAACCAGGTTTAATATCTGCGATAGCCACATGGCCAAATTTGCCACCTTTCCAAAAATGAGTTGCCCCTTGAGGTGCTTTCATAGGATCAGTAAATTTGTGTTTCTTAGGTGTGTTATTCCAAGCAACAATTGCACTAGGATATTTTGCTGGTATTTGCCATGCTTGACGGCAAGTTTTAAGACAAAGGCCTTTTACGCCACGTTTGCCTGACATGTGAGCAACTGCCATCCATTGCGCAGCATCATAGCCAGTCCAGGGTTTAGTGCTCTTCGTTTTCTTTGACATTAACTTTTCCAAATGCATAATCATTAGGATTCAACCAGCGAAGAATTACTGGTGCTACTGCTGCGATTCCTGCTGACATTAACATCTTTGGATCAGTTACCCCGGCAAGATAACATGCAAGCAATCCGGCAACAAATGATCTTGCCCAGGATGCTGCTATTGCTTTGAAGTTGTTCATAATATGCTTGCCAATTCTTCTTTTGTTAAGCCAGCGATTTCTGCAAGTTTTTTGATTGCTGATTCTCTGGCTTCTTGCTTGGCTTTATACTCCGTTTCAAGTAGTAATGCTTCGGCTTGGTCTAACTGACGCTGTGCAATAAAAGCGTCTTTATCTGCACCAGTAAGTTCAATAACTTCTTCCCCTACCTGTATTTTAATTGTTTCAGTTTTAGCCATTGTCATATTCCTTATTTTGCATAACCATAAATTGAATAACTGCCACCAAAAGTTCCAGTACTTACAAAAACAGTTGCTGAGTCGTAAGAAGTATCATTGTTAAGAACTCCACCTCCAGCACCACTTGCATAATTACTTGCTGAGTCTGAATCAACAGCGTTAAAAACCATTCTTGTTTTTGTTGCAGGTTTTGGACTAAAAAAATCAACTCTGTATGCAGCGCGACCACTAAAATTAGTTTCTAAATCACCAAGAAAAAAACTTGTGTTTGAAGCACCACCTGTACCAACATTTGAACCACTAGAAAGATATCTAGCGTATGCAAAATTATATGCAGCAGAAGTTTCATCTGTCGCACCACTTCTTGTTCTACATCTAACTTGGCAATCGGCTGAATTAGAATTAACAGTTATTAGTAATAAATAATTATCATAAGTATTTGAAAAAGTATCTGCTGTTAATGTAAAACTAGATACTCCACTAAAACTAGTTGTATTTATCAAGGTTAGACCGGATGAGGCTGTACCCCATTCAAAATCCATTTGAGTATTAGAAGCCTTTTTTAATACCTGACCTGTTGTGCCACCTCTTAAATCAACTAAAGAAGTGTCAATTGCAGATCCTAAAGTCCTGATTGCTGCTGCACCATCTTTAACTAAAGCAGTATCGTCTGGGGTTGTCCAACCATAATTGGTAGTCGTTGCCATGTGTTAATTAACTCCTAATAACGCGTCTTGCCAGCGTAGTGCTGGGTCTAGTGTATTCCATAACTCACCGGCAAATACATCTTGCCACGCCACAGGTACGGCTGAGAATGTGAAGTCTGAAACATTCAATGTAAGTCTAGCAGTAAATCTGTCAATCTCCCATGACCATCCCTCAACATAACCAAAGAATTGGTTAGGAAACAAAAGTGCTGGAAAGTCTGTCACTGATACTGGCATGCCAAAAAATACGCCAACAAGTGCATCCAGCAATGGTTGTGTCATAGTTGGTGCATCAATTTGTATTCTGATGCCTTGGATTACTGGTTGAGGGTAAGCATTCAAAAGGACAATGCGATCTGCCAAAGTTTCGGCATCTGTTGCAGTTTTTAAGTATGTGTCAATTGATGCTGTAATTCTTCCATACAAACTAATCGAATCTAATTCTTCAGTTTGAAATGAGGCTGTTGGGTCACCATAAGTGACGATTGCATCATTGATGATGTCATTGCGTGATGTTGTGACATTGATTCCATCTGCAAGAATAAAGTTCTTTGATATGTTAATGAAACCATTGGCACTGACATAATCTGCTCTATGGTCTTGATCCTGGTAACCGATTCCCCCGGATGTAGTTTCAAAGATATAACCACTGCCTGAATCTGCAACTGTTTGAACATAATTCAAAGCATTGATTGCACCAGGATCACCAGTTGAATCAAACAAATCATAAGTGCCAGGTGTGTCAATGTCTGAAATGTCAACACCCAGAAGATCATTCCAAGTCTCTGTTGTGTAATCAGTCCACACTTGTGTTGCAGGTAATTCATTCCATTTAAGTCCAAAAGTGTCGGTGATAACTGAGACAATGCGATCACCATCTTTTTGCTCTGGGTATCCAACCAGGTTTGCTTCTTTGGCTGCAAGTTTTGATAACCCACCGGATGCACTGATCTGTGTAATAAATGTGTTTGTTGTTCCAGCATCTAAAACTGAAACTGACACATCTGTAACTGTGCCTGTAAAAATATTTGTGTCTACACCTGCAAAGTTGTCTAATGTAATTGATACTTCATCAAAGATTTCAACATCAGTGTATGGCAGGTTTAAAAAATCAATTGTGGCAAATCCTGCTGTTGATTGTTGTTGTACATCATCACGACCCATGCTGATTTGTACGCCCTCAAGCGTGTAATTCGTTACGGTTGTGCCGTTAATCTTAACTGTGGCGTTTGGTGACCAAGGCACTTGTTACCTGCCAGGGATCATTGGTTTGACAAACTTGTTGACAGTGCCAGCCTTTGCAGCGTTGTTAATTGATTTGACCACTGTTTGTGCTTGTGCTTTGGAATTGGTTGCACCAAATGTGTTGTTGATGTTTATGATTTGACTAGGGTTGCCACTGACTGCTGCACCTACGCTTCTGATTGGTGCTGTTGTTATGTCAAGTAAAGCACCACCGACAAATGATTCTTTGAATCGTTCAAATGCTCGTACTGCTGCCTCAGTCTTTTCAATAATCTTAGTTAATGAATCAATAAGTTTAATTAATAAACTGTCACCTGTGCTTGGATCAATGGCTAATAATTTGCCTATTGCATCACCAAGTTGTCTAATCTGTTCACCAAGTAAATATGCTTGACCCTCAGTTGATTCAAGATCATAACCAAATGTGACTGCACCAGTTCCAGCATCATAAAATGCTTTTGTTAATCCTTGTTTGCCTGACCTTGTTAATCCATTAACTAAGCCCTCAAGTGCTGGCACAACATCACTGACAACAAATTTGGCAAGTTCTTCCATAAAAGGCAATAAAGCAAATCCAATTTTTTCATTGGCTTCACCTACTGCAATTTGAACTCTCTGCATTCTTCCAGCAAATGTTTCGGCTGCTGCTGCTGCTTGACCAGCAAATGTTTCAGATAATGCTTTAACTGCACCATCAAAATTTTTGGTCTTAATAATGTTTTCATCCAGTGGTACACCAATACGCTTTAATGCACCCAGATTGCCGTCATAGGCTTTGCCAAGGGCTTCTGTGACTGTTGCTAAGTCTTTACCTGTACCGGCTGCAATGTCTAATGCTAGTTGTTGAAGTTTTTGTGCTTTTGTAACATCTTGAGTTGATCTAACTAATCTGTCAAGGGATGGTCTTAATTGATCATCAGCAATGCCGGTTGCCCTGGCTGTTGCATCAATGTAATCTTCCGTTGCTGCAATCTGTTGATCTGTTGCTTTGGTTGTATTGCGTAAGGTTTGAGCCAAACTAACCTGGGCTTTTTCATCTTCAATTGCTGCTTTGACTGCTGAAACACCAATTGCAAATGCTGCTGTTCCAACTGCTGTTGCAAGGCCTAAGAATGCTTTGGCTGCTGTTGCAACAATCTTGTCAACTTTGTTTGTAAATGATTGTGTATCTGTTGATGCTTTGTTTAGACCTGTTGAGAATTGCGCTGTGTCTGCTAATAGTTGCAGTTTCAATGTTCTAATGTCTGCCATGTTAAATCCTTTCGCGCCATTCTCGTCTTATTCTATCAACTTGTTCAACCCATTTTCTTGTAATTTCTGGTTGTAATGCTTTTAATGTTGGAAATATAAAATAACCTGCGTTACCTCTGCCCTCGCGTGGTGATCGTGGTTGAAACTGTCTGTAACCAATATAATTTGTTGATTTGCCTTTTCTTTTGCGTGGCCTGTCCTGGTAAGAACCAAATTCAACACCCAGTGCAATTTCGCCAACTGGTGTTCCATTTCTAAGTTTCACTGAACTTCCACCAACTGTGAAGAATGGTGTTTTTGATTTTGGTGATACTTTAATTGATCTGGCAATTGCTTGGCCTTGTGGTGTTGCTTGTAACGCTGATCCGACTGCTGAGGCTGCTTCAATTGCAATTTGTTGCGCTGCTTTGTTCATGTCATTTTGAGCAATCTCATCCATATTCTTAAAAGTTTTGCGAATGGCGTTAATGTCAGCATCTTTAATTTTGATTTCAAATGGTCTAGTTGCCATGAAACTTATTCACCACATCTGCAATTGTTGATACCTGCTCTGCCGAAAGCGTTTTGAACTCTGACAATGGCTGGCGCGAAATAACTGCCAGTTCTATCAAAGTGCGCTCTATGCTTCCGGCTGAGTAAAATTTGTTGTTGCAAAGTCCTTTGAATTGATGTGAACAACTTGTGATCGCCAATCTTCAAACTTGCCAACCGGCTTGTCACTGATGCGTCTTTGCATTTGGTAGGCCAACCAAAATTGTTGTTCAATTGATGGTGGCAATTCTCGTTTGAATAGTTCAAGGAAAGTTGTGCCAGTTTCCTTTTCAGCCTGTGCAAT